CGAAACCTGCAACCAAATTACGAGCAGGACCGAAAATCATTTTACCTGCGCTGATTAAGCTTGGAACGATTTCAAAGCCCATAACGTAGATACGACCATTCTCTCTACCCCAGTTAGCGAATACTTGATTTGTGCTATTTGGGCAGCAAACCTTACCAAGGGCAACCTCAAGAACTCGAACGTCATTGTGGTTCATGAACAACTTGTAACCCTCAGTGTCAACCTCAGCATTACCAGCTACTTCAAGACCCTTCATGATGATAGCCTCAACTTGTGCGATTGCATTATCAACGGTGAATGAAGCACCTGATACTTTTGTTACACCACTGTTCTCATGAAGCTGCTTCTCGATACCATCGATAGACTTCAAATAAACCTTAGTAGTAGCTGTACGAGCTGTATCACCTTGCCACCACTGCTCTTGCCATTCCTTAGCCATCTTCTGACGAAGCTTGCCAAAGTACCACTCAGCGAATGTCTGTGGGATACCACCTCTAAGTGAAATCTCAGTCTGGTCTACAAGGAAGGTATTCCAAAATGTATCATAACAGTTCTCTTGATTTACCTTGATAGCTGCTGGCTCGATATAAGCTTCAGCAAGAGAAGCTGAACCTGCTGGAGTGAAAGGACAAGTATAGAGCTGGAAGGCGTCAGAAATTTCACCAGTGTAAATCTTCATCTTACCCTTTACACCATCCATGAAAGTGATACCGTACTGCCTCATGTCGATATCATAAATGTCTTTTGAGAAAATCTCTCTAGCTTCCTTACCGCAATAAGTAAGTCCGCTTAAATCTATAAAATTACTCATATGTGTAATTAGTTTTTGTGTTAATTATTTTCTGTTTGTAATAAACATACGGATACGATTTTTAACTAAAAAATTTGGAATTTTCACATTTTTTTAATATATTTGCAGCAATCCCAATAGTGGGAGACACTTTAACTTAAATATTATGGATAAAAAAATTGAAATTTGGTTTGACAAAATTAGTCAAACGCTATTCCTTTTTAGTGATGACAAAGAATCTCATTCATTTATTAAAAATAATGGGGGTAAAGTCATTAATGAAATGATTGAGAAAATTAAAAACGACCTTAGTTCTACCAATGATGAATTCCCAGATTATCTACGTTTCTTAAGAGAGAACGATGGAACTTGGACTATCGAAAGTTTTTTTGATGAAAACGCTAGCTATGATGAAGACGGAAGACCAAGTATTGTTGATTTCATGAATAGTATTGACGAAATAGATGTTTCATTTACTGACAGAGGTATACTAAAATAATAGAACAATGCTAACGGAAGAAGAAAGAAAACAACGCAGAAGAGAGTCCCAAAGACGTTACAGAGAAAAGAACAAGGAGAAACTAAAAAAGAAAAGTAAAGCCTACAACAAGAAACGTTATTGGGAACATAAAGCTGAAAACCAAGAGAAACACAACCAAGAAAGACGAGAATATTACGACAAACACAAAGACGAAATCTGTGAAGCTCTTAGAGAACTTTATGCGTCAGATGATGAATATAGGAACAAAGTTCTTGAGAGAAATAAGAAGTTTAAGCAAGATAATCCACAATACATGCAAGACTATAGGGATGCTCACAAAGAGGAAACCTCTGAATATAACAAAGAATATTCACATTCGCAAAGAGGTAGAGCTAATGGTTTGTTAAATGCTTACAGAAGAAATGATAGAAATCATAATAGAGGTAAATGTACCATAACTGTTGATTGGATTATTGAAAACATATTCAACATCGGTAAATGCACATACTGTAAAAAGGAATTTGATTGGGAAGAATTGGGTTGTGATAGGAAAGATAGCTCATTACCGCACACTCCAAATAACTGTGTGCCATGTTGCCAATCATGTAACTCTAAAAAAGGTACAATGAGTTACGAGGAATATATGATAAAAATCCTAGGAGCACCAAACTCCTAGGATTTTCTATTAATTTAGCCCATCATTATCTTTTCCATTTGGCTTCTCCAAGCGGAATAACTTGAGCTACCAACACCAACGTCAGCAGCATTTGGCTTTGCATTCACATTCACAGGGTTCACACTTGGCTGTTTGCCCATATCCTTAATCTTCTCTTGAAGACCACTGTTCATTTCCTTCAATGCAGCAATCTCATCCTTCAAGTTATTGATTAGTTCCTCAAGATGATTGTCCTTTTGCTCTTCAGCCTTTGGAGCTTCCTCTTGTTTTGGCTCTTCTTGTGGCTTAGGCTCTTCAACCACTGGTTCCTCAACCTTTGGTTCTTCTACTTTAGGTTCTTCCACAACTACTTCCTCAACCTTTGGCTCTTCTGCTGTTGGCTGTGGTTCTGCCTCCAAATCAATATTGGTAGGTTCAATCTCTGCTGGTTCCTCAGCCATCTGTGCTGATGTGAACACTTCTGAAAGGACTTCTTTCATTTTACTCCAGAATCCCATGTCACTTGTCTCTATATTCATATTATTATCGTTTTTATCTACTTTTGAAAACTCCTCTAGTCTGATAAGACTTTCAACACTGAAACCATTAAGCTCATGACTCTTGATACGTTCCCATGCATCGATTTGGTTAACTTTCATACCACAGAACCATGTTCCAACTGGAAGATTCTCATTCAAACCTAGAGCTACAGACTTATCCTTGTACAAATCACTCTTAATCCAACTCTCAACTACTGTAATATCACTTGCATTAGTTTCATGGTCAAGTGTGATTGCATCTTGTCTATAATCCTTGAAGAATTGCTGTGACATCTTCTCAATGGATTCCTTGGTGAATTCAACATAGAACTCATCACCATCCTCGCTACGTCTGTATATTGGTTTATCTGGAATGAGGACAGCGGAATATACCATATGCTTCTCCTCATTTGCCAACTGGACTTGAATTTCCTTCTGCTTCTCCAACGCAACAAGAGTCTCTTCAATCGCTGGGTCTTGTACGAGGCTTATAGCATATGTTTCGCTATCAACTCCAACCTTATATTTCTTTAATCTCTTTCCCATGTGAAAATACTTTAAATAAACATATTTATTTTATTTTCTTTTGATTTGAGGTGGTAGTTGGGTTCAAACCAACGTAGCTGCTTTTGCAGAGCAGTGACTATATTCACTCATCCATACCACCATTATAAGTCAATTCCAACTCCAATACCTATGACTGCTCCCCAATTCTTGTTCAATGGGTCATAACCAATTGTTGCTTGAGGTTGGATGTGAAACCATTTTTTCTTCCTTTCAACATACTTCGTTATTTCGACTGTCTCTGTGGTATGTACATTATGTAGTCTGAGACGCATTTTAAGCTCTTCTAAGCTTGTATTTATACCTCTAGTGTGTATTTCCACATCTGCTGTATCCAAACCCATTACAGACGATTTATAGAAGTACTTATCCTCAGTCACAAGGAGGGTATCTCTTCCATCTTTTAGATACAAAGTATCTACTTTTTTTTTGACGATAAATTTTGGTATTAGTTCCTTTTCGGTAATGGTTGTATCCTTCCAGATTGTATCCCTAACAATGGTTGTATCTCTCTTTTCTATAACCTTTGGAGTACGATGTGAATTATAAAACACAGTAAAAAAGCTCAATGTCATTAAACAAAGAGCTATTATAAGTAGTATTGTATGTAATTTATCCTTCTTCATCTGGTATTTCCTCTATATCATGTCCCATTCTTAGTTTTTCTCTCTGGATTTGCATTCTTTCCATCATTTCCAAGTGCTTGTCCATGTCTTTTCTTAAATTTACTGCTTCACTTTTGAAATATGCTGATACACCAAAGACTGATGCTGCATATAACAGGGCTTGTCCAAGTATCCAGAGTATTGAATCTGCCACTTCTCCCATTGGTGGGACAAAGAATGCTCCAATTGACATTCCCCAACCTAGTGCGAATGCTGCACAAGCTGTAATAATTGCTATCTTTTCCTTAATATTAAGGTCAAACCAAGTATTTTTCATCGTTTAATCGCTGTTTTTATAAACATACTATCATAAAAAGAGGATGGGGGTATTTCACAACACCCTCATCCCATAAATAATGAATATTAAAACTATGGACAAAAAACGTTATTCGTCTGGAATTAATCCACTAAGAACTTGAACATTCTTAACAGCTTTCTGTCTTGCATTGATATCCCTAACACTAACCACTACTGGTCTATTGCTATAGTCTTCGAATGCATCAAGCAATCTATCATTGAACGTATAGTCATTGTTGAGAGTAGGGATAACTCCACCAGATTCGAACTTTGCTGAAGGTGACATTCTTCTTATATTGTTTCTAACAGTTCCACCATAGAAGTCAACAAGGTCTGAGATATCAATTTTCTTTTTCTTACTATTGATGTACTCTAACAAATCAACATTCTTTGCAGTAGTGACTCTGTTAGTAATAAACTCTCCACCTTCAATTGAAGCTCTACCTCCAAGAACTGGAATACCTCCATCACTATGTCTTGGTCCAGAAGCAACACCACCATCAAGTCTACCACCCTTAGCATAAGGCTTATTTGCTGCCATTATTGCAATCTGAGCTGCCGTTGTTGATGCTGCAAGAGCCATCATTGGAATAGCTGGGATAGGCCAAGCGTTTGCTGCTGCAAATGTAACAGCCATCGCTCCATTAACAATTGCTTGTATCATATCTCGATGATACTGTTGCTTCTTTCTCTTTTTCTCCAACTCCTCTTGCTTTCTCTCGTTGACTTCCTTCTCTTTCTGGATTTTCTTCTCTTGGGCTTGTGCTTCCCTCTGAGCTGCCATTTCAGCGTTGAGCTGGTCAATCAAGTGCTGTCTTCTATCGCCTCTAGCTGTTGAGAGTTCATCCTCGATGCTATCAATACTAGACTTATGCTTCTCGATGATATCCTTCTGCTTATCTAGTTTATCTTGGATAATCTTATTCTGCTTATCGAGGGCTTCAGCTTCCTTATCATTTGCAACATCTTGGGCAGCCCAAACAGCATTCATAATGGTTGAGAATGAATCCATTGCTGCTTGGATATAATTTTGAATTGATTGTAAGAAATCACTTGCAACCTTCTTAAGATTATCTGTTACCTCTTGAGCCGCATCTGCTGTATCTTGTGCAAGACCATCAAGTTCTCTCTTTGCTTGCTGGAAATCATCAAATGTGATTTCGTTATTATCTAACTTAGCTTGAAGGTTTAATTTTTCATCAATAATATCGTTTGAAAGAGTCTTATATGCTTCAAGAGCTTCCTTGTAGTTTTTCTTTGTTTGAGATATATTAACAACACCCCAACCGCTTTTATCTGTTTGTGGTTGTCTTGATTGGATGTTTGATATTGCAGCATAAGCATCTCTGTACTCGTTCAGCATACCTCTAAGACCATTAGCAGTAATCTGCTTCAGTCTATCTTGATGTTCTTGCTGGAGACGTTCCTCTTCTGTTGCAGCTCTTTTTGAAATTGCTTCCAACGAATTAGAATGCTCAATCTCTGCTCTTTCAACAAGTTCATCGTAATGCTGTCTTGTCATGAGACCATCTCTCAAATTGGCATCAAGTTCTGCCATTTGGCTTTCAAAACGGTCTTGTTCAGCTCTCTTTTCTGCATTTTCCTCATTCTTAAGAAGCGCAAGTTCATTCTGCAAAGTTTCTTCAGAATGTAACTTTTGAAGTGTTTCTACTTTGCTGTAGTATTGTTTAGTCTCATCCAGTCTGAATTCAAAAGCTTTGGTAATGGACTGTGTATATCCATTTACTCTTAACTGTTGAACAGCGTAATCTTCTTCCATTTCAGAACGCCATACTTCATTCTCGTCAAGCCAATCTTGAAGTGCTTTAGTGGCTTCTTTAACAGGTTCTTCAAGCAATTCTTGGTATTGTTCACCCATTTCACCTATTGCAGATACTCTTCTTGCTTCAGCTTCTGCAAGCTTGATGTTTTCAACAAGATTGAGATATTCCTTTGCTCTTTGTACATCAGTATCTTCATCATACAAATATCCTAAGTCACCTTTTAATTTATTAGATGTTTTATTGTTAAATCTTGTTCCACCATATGAAGCATACTGAGGTGTGAATATCTTTGTATATTCCTCTTCAATCTGTTTTGAAGCAGTTTCCATTTGCTGGAGTTGAGAATCAAGATTCATTCTAAGTGATGTGTCTGATATTCTATATATCTCATTCCAAGATTCCTTATAGATTGCTGCCATTTCAGCATTATGGTCTCTTGTGGCATCCTCAATTCTCTTATTATAGTACTTGTTAATCTCTTCTCTAAGAGCGTTGTTACCCTTTGCTAGCTTAAGCTTCTGTCTCCATTCCTCCTTAATCTGAGCAAGTTCCTTGTCAAGACCTTCCTTCATGTTCTTAATTCTCAGTTCATGAAGTTCCTTATCAAGTGTATCTTGGTCTTTTACCAATTTCTGGTTCTTCTTCTTCTGCATCTTATCGATTGCAGCAAGACCTTGCTTATACAGTTTCTCCTCTTGTTTCTGCTCCTCCTTTGACAATGCTTGATATCTCTCAGTGAGTTCCTTCTTCTGCTTATCTGCAAGACGTTTTCCGCTTTCATCAGCAGAATCTAGAATATTGTTTACATATTCCTCGAACTTCATTGGAGTCATTGCCAATTCTGCATTAGCAACAAACTGCTTAATGATATCCAACCAACCCTTAAGAGCTGTAGATAGATTACCCTTCTCATTGCTAACAATTTCTGGAAGTCTTAACAATGTTGACTTATACATTACATCATTTGACTTCATAATTTCGTTAACGAAATCTTGCAATCCCTTTCTACCCTCCTTGGTTTTCATATCAAATGCCATCATTGAACGAACAAGTGTACCACCAAGAATCTGTTCAAGGTGATTAAATTCGTCTTTTGCATCTGAAGCTGAAAGGTGAGCAATCTCAAATCCCTTTGCATTCTTGTATACAAGTCCAGTATTCTTTTCAACAGCCTCTGAGAGTGCATTATAACGCTTTTTAAGTTCTTCAGCATCCTTAATAGCCTCACTGAAGCCGCCAAATGTTGTAACACCATCATCCTCAAAGATATCAGAAGTTCCTTTCTTACCAGAAGCATAGTTTGCAAATGTTGCATTGGCTGGATTGTAATTCATCCTCTTCTGCAATTCCTCATTCGCCTTTGCAATTGCATCAGCATATGCCAATTCATCTTCAATCTGCTTCTTAATATCAGATAGCTTGTTTGAGTCTTTCAATTGATTATTTAACTTCAAACGCTGTTCAAGAGTGGTGTTAACCCTGTCGAATGCTACATTAACCATATCTTCACTCTTAACAAGGTCTGCATTGCCCTTTGCCCAATCTCTTAATCCACCAACAAGCTTCATAATAGCATCAGTGGCTAGGTTGATAACAGCATAGATGCCAAGGCTTGCCAAATATTTCATTGCGACACCAAGTGCCTTAATACCAACAGCAGCAATCTTGGCTGAAGTACCAGTTCCTTGTAATGCTCTGTTGAACACTAACATCTTATGGGTGTATTGGTCAATCTTTTCAAAACCTTTTCCAAGAATTTGACCAACACCTTCCCTACTATCCATCTGTTTGCGGATATTCTCAATACCATCCAAAGCTCCTTTAAGGGCTACAAGCTGCTGAATTGACTTTGTAACTTCAGTATCATCAAAACCAAATAAAGTCTTGAAACTCTGATTCATTGTAGCTATAGCTGTGAATGACTGCATCCAGTCCATAGCCGTATCCATAGCCTTGGATGATACTGTTGCATCTTTAATTTCGCTATTAAGTTGATGAATAATCTTTCTTAATTCATCAGCTTGTTTGGTATTACCCTTGCCATTTATTTGTAAAGCATCTAGTTCTTTGTTAAGTGTTCTAGATGCAACAGTAGCATTTTTAAATTCCCTTTCAACACCATTAACAGTTATTGTTACTTTCTGCAAGTCTTTGAAAGCGTCACCATAGTTACCAACATTGCGACCAAATTGCCCATATGTAGCTTCAATCTTCTTTAAAGCTTCATTGAGTTCATTTGCTCTCTGGGTTAGTCTATCAAACTCTGCTGTATCTCCAAGGTCAACGGTCTGCATCACTTGCTTGATGTCAGCAAGTTCTTGCTTCATTCCAGCCATAGTGTTGGAATAATTTTTAGCTGACAATCTCTCTGAAGCAGCCAACTGTTTCTGGTCTTTCACCGTCTCGTTCAATACATCTTTTGCAGCAAGATAATTCTGGTATATTTCCTTGCTGTATGCCTCTCTCTTGGCATCAATCTGTTCAATCTGCTTTGCTAATTTATCTTCTTCAGACAGTGCTGATGTATTGGAAGTACGAGATGTACCCCCAGCAGATGATGAAACCTTGGTTGAATTAATTGTATTAATCCTTTGCTCAAGGTTTTCTAGCTTTTTGTTAAGACTATCAATAGCATTTATGCTCTCAGATATGCCATTGATAACTATTTTATACTCTTTGGTATTAGCCATTTTGTGATATTTTTAATAAACATATGAAAAAAGGATACAAGTTAATGTATCCTTTTCATTAATTTAAGTTCTGTTGGATTCTGACCAGAAGGGTCATAAGCACTTATCTCCAATGGAATGTATACATCCTTATCAACATGAACATAAGCTCCATTCCTTATCAAATTATATTCTTCTGAGCTTAAATATGCCTCGAATTCAATGATATTTGAACTCAAGTAAGCTTGCGGATTGAAATATCTGCTTAACAAGCTAGTCTCAGTGTCCTTATAACTCAAATTTAAGCCTTGTAAGACGTTTTTAGGAGTATAGATGAACATTTCCTCTGCTGGGTATGTTCTTGTCCATACAGACAATTCTGTGACCTCTGGTTTGAACCAAAATCTCTGTGTAAGTCCATATCCATCATGTTTCATTGACTCAGTGTAGTCATAACCATCAATCATATAGCTATATTTGCTGATACAAGGTATATGGATATCAACTCCAGTTGTTGCAGTCTGGGTAAATGCTGAATCAGTCTCCCAAACCTCGAACTTCTGATACCATGTGTATGAGAAATTGGTACTTACATTGTTCTCAGATGTCGCATATGAGTCATCGTTCAAGATAATCTTGGTAAATCCACTATCAGCGTACTTATACCAGTCATCGGTGTTAAGAATTGACTCTGAGCCACCACTTTTTTCAACTGCTGAACGCTCAAATCCCCATTCATCAGTGTCCACTTTGTACTGGACTGCCATACTTCTTGGATAATCAATCCTTTCTGACTTGATATAATAAGAATTTACCTTGTCATCAAGGTCAACTGATGTGATTAAGCTCTTATTCAGCTTCTTGGTATTGAACTGGACTGTGTTTCCGTATTGGGTCATCTCCAAATTAAATGCCTTTATGATGTCATCAACCCATTCTTTAACTTCTTTTTCCTTATTGAGAAAGTTTGGAAGGTTCAATTTGGTTGGAAATTCTATAGGTGCATCTTTTCTATTGGCATGGTCTGCTTTCAGCATTTCTTGCGGTCTGTCAGAGAATGCAGTAATATTTAGTTTTGTACTAACATTAACAGGATAAGTTACCAAAACGCCATTTACAGTATAATAAGCCCTTGTAACAGCGAATAAATTAATTACATCATCTTTATTTAGATGAACCATACAGTCAATATGTCCATCCATTGATGTATTATTGCTAGTGCATAATGGGCTTGTCATATCAGCATTTATATATTCGTTATAGTTAACTGATGAATCTTCAAATGCTATTGATGATGGTGTTTCAGATGGTCTGTATGCGAATTTATATCCAGCGCAAGAAGCAAATGATTCATTCTTTAAAGATTCAGATTTACTCCAAGAGTATCCGTCTTTCATATATGCAGCAACGCCATTTGAAAGACTTGATAATCCACATATAAATGAAGGTGAAACAGCTTGGTCATACGCCATTATTTGTCCTGCGTCATACATATATCCATATTTCTGATTTGAATAAACTATACCGCCTCCAGTTGGGTCAATTGTTCCACTCATTCTCGTTTGTAGGTCATTTTTCTTTGTTGGAAGTCTTGAAGCCCAAGGGTCTTCATGTGGGAAACATGTTAGCCAAGTTAGTTTATTACCATCAGTATCTTCAGGTTTTCCATTAAAGTATAATACGTTTTGTCTACCTTTTATAAGTTCATAATTATCATCATAATTTCTAACCAACGCAATTTCTATTGGTGTTGTTGATGATAAAGATTTTGTAAACGTTACATCTTCCAATTCTGGGTCAGAAGTTATTGTGTCCTTTGTATAATATGCTGCTGTCATTGAACCTGTTGATGCTGAAGTATGTGCTGATAGACTAATCTTATACCACCCATCAGCAGGTATAACAATTATATGCTCATTTGGTTGATACATATATGATGGACTCTGGTCTGTTGTAACTCCACTTGATAGCAAATCATATAATAATATTTGCGAGAAATTATATTCCTCTTCTATGCCTGTTCCATCTGGTGACGAATAAACTAGTTGTTCAAATGGGAATTGCAAATCTTGAGTGTATCCATCTTCATTAATAACAGTTGATGTGTTTACACTAACATTACCAAATGATGGATTTCCCAAATTATAAGTTGGTACTTGTTCATCTGCGAGGTTTGTGGACATATATATCTGTCTTAGTACTGGGTCTTGGAATACATCACCACCAACAGTATATCCTTTGCCCTCAAAGGATTTCTTCAAGGTCTCAACCAGATTGATTGAAGGGTAGAAGGATTCAACGTACCAGCGATTATAAGCATCAATCTTATACTTGGATGTGTATTGCGCTCCAACGTTGTCTTCAGCGTATGGGTCTTTTTGGAATGCTCCATATGATACCAATGGGAATACACAGATTGGATTTGATTCTTGGTTCATGGCGTTCATCGTTGATACACCATTGAAATTAATCTCCATTCCCTTAATCTGGTTCATTGTCATCCCACCGAATATCTCATCAAGACTGTATATCTTCACAGACACTAGATTACAAGAGTACATTCCACCCTCATAACTGTTTAAGGTTAATGTACCCTCGAAAATCAAGTTTCCATCACCATATAGCTCTGCTTGGTAACGCTGATGGAACTTATTCAACTTTGCTAGATTATTAGCATAATCAAATATCTTATTGTTGGTTGGAGTTGCTGGAATCTCAAATTCAAATGAATATTCAGCTTGCGAATAACCCATCTTTGTTGGGTCATTGATAACAGAATTAAGGCGAATGTTGATATCGCTTTGTGATGTGAATTCCACTTGCTGTTTGTTTACTATCAACTCCACATAGTGTTCCTTGTATATCATATTAAATCAAACTTGGTTCTTGTGAGAAATGATATTTTATTGTTGCTGTATATAGATTATTCCTATTGTCCTCATCAACTTGAAGACTGTCAAGGATGATTCCATATTCTTCCCCATTGACAGTAATCCATACTTCTGGCGACTGTAACAAGTCATTAAACAGATATGTACCATCCTTCTCGATGATATGACTCTTCAGTGTGGTTGAATACTTCACCTTATTGTCATAAACCATATCTAGCTCATTCCTTTGCTGAGTATAGAAATCATATATGTTCTTCTGGTATGTTGTCACTTCAACATCTCTTGTTTCTGACTTTGATGCTGTGAAATCGAAGAAGCTAACACCTCCATATGAATTTCTCCAGTATACTCTCTGGTAATACTCCGTTGCTTTCAATGGTTTAATGACATTATATATGATTGGATTATCCGTTAATGCTGTATTATCATTATAAGGCTGTATACCGATGTAGTATGCTTCATTTATCTTAGAAGGGTCTAGATTCAATGTAGCATTATGCAGCCATCCGTTATTAGCATCACTTAATGATTGAGTAGCTGTATAAAGAGCCACTTTAGCAGATGTATAATATGTGATTGACATTGAAATAGTACCTACAGTCTTTGAATACCAACTGAATGGAATGGTATCACCATACACATATAGCTTGGTGTTGTTCTCAGCTCCTTGTGCTGTGCCTCTAGAGTAATTCTGAGCCACACAGAAGCCCAATGTACCAAGGTCAATATACTTGAAGCCTTGGTTGACGAGATAACCTTGAGAGATGCTGTTACCAGTGATAGAACCAAGAAGTGTATATGCTCCATCATTCTTAGTAGCTGATACTTCCAGCTTGTAAGGAACTGTCTTACCCATCTCTGCAATTGTGGCTAATATTGGTGTTACATCGAAAGCCATACCACTTTCATAGTAGTTCTTCTCAAGACTTGTAATGAAGTTGCTAGAATCATCAAGAAGACTTACTTCAACACTTCCACCTATCAATTCATCATTAACACTACCATTTGTGGCATCGAATGCTGTATATGCTGTTGCATTTGTGGTAATATCCCAAGTATATTCACCCTTACTCCTTGCCAAAAGCTCAACAGTGTTCGCATAACTTCTTACAGTGAATGATGCTGCAAGTGATGGGCAATTCCTTATTGCCTTTGCCATACTTGCTGCTGTAGATGTGCTTGCAGAAGATATAAAGAAGTTCTTGTTGATGGCATTAGAGAAGTCATCAACACCTGTTATGGTTTCACCGTTGATTGTAACGTACCAAGGGTCAGTGTGTGATGCTGAAGCCCATGAACTACTAATAGTAATCTCAAGGTTTGCTAGTGAGAAACCATCTGCGCTGTTATCAATCTCAACCAGATTTGGAATGTCTGTAAAGGTAACGAAATCCTTTGCTGACTCACTTAGTATGTTGTTATATTTTATTGTAATAGCCATTTTTATGCCGCTTTAAAATAATTATCTAAATCTGCTGTTATTGCTTGAAATAGGTTTTCAAACCAATCATCCATGATGTTCTCCAACTCTGGTATCATCTTCGATAAATCCCCTTCTTCATCCCATATCATGAATGGTCGCTCTCTTAATCCATTGTTCATAATATTACGAATGATGACAAATACAATTTGGGATTGAGTCATATTTCCAAGTCTAATACCTTTTCTTCTAACCCAATCATCAATGTTCCTTACAAATTGGTTCATTGTACCTTCGAATCTGTGTGAACGATGCCAACCAAGAGCTACATATTCCCAGTAGTCTGCAATCTGAAGTGCAATACCATCTGCTGTTGGTTTAACCTCAATTGACTTCTCCAAATCACTACCTTGAAGGGTGTTTGTACCAGTTTTAGGGTTAACACCATAATGTACGATTCTATATTTGAGAATCATCTTGATTTCGTCACACAATTCTTTTAAAGCTTTCTGTATATCCATAATTAGCAATCCCTATTTTTAGGCAATTTAATTGGAGTTATATCAATATCACCAATGTTTTCAGTTGGTACATCAATCTCATGGTCTGGTTCCTCTGGATATGGTTCATCGTTGAAATGTTCATCAATCTCACAATAATTAACGCCATTTGGTATGGTAAGAACAAGTGAGAGCTTAACACCAGCCGATGAATCATCGCTAAATCTACTTAAGGTTAGGATTGAATAATCATATACAGATACTAGACCCTTGAAATCATCGTTAATATCAAGGTATGCGAGTGTATACAATGCTACATCATAACACTTGTCTTGTATATCAAGCACTGTATTACCACTTGTTCCATCAGTGAATCCTAATACATATATCTGGTATTCAACCTTTGCAACATTCTGAGTGAGATTGAACTGATGCAATGTGACATCATCAACCCAACACTGTAGTGTGTTATGATTGTTCTGCTGATTTATTAGGTCATCACCAGTATATTTCACATAATTCACACCCTTGAATCTTTTTAGAGTGTTGATGATTATGTCTGTAACTTGTTTGTATATCATTTGGTTTTTAATTTTAATAAACATATGAAAAAAGGGCAGACATTATCTACCCCTTTTTGCTTTTCTAAGATTCTCTTGAAAAGTATCCTCTTTTCTATCAACTTCAGCTTTCTCAATCAAGTATGACAAATACTGGAGATAATCGCTTACATACATTTGATAGACTGTTCCAACTTTCTCAACTTTTTCATCGCAGATTTCATAAAGCGTTTTGATATTTCCCCATTTTTGGCAGAAGTCTCTATACTCTTGCGAGTGAGGTCTATTGCCGCCTCTACCTGAGAATATAGTTGGGAAGTCATCACTGATAGACCGTATAAGCTTAAAAAAAAAGCTATAATCGGCATTATCTTGGTGATTGGCTGTTTCTCAAACATCTTTATTCTCTCTGGTGCAATCTCATTTTCGAACTTCAAGTCATATATTTCATTTGGTTTTCGACACAGTATAGCTAGAATTGCTGCATAATTGTGCTTATCATCCTTTAATATGGTGTCAGAAGCTATGTATTCTCCAGTTTTGAGTTTGTTCCTCACATTCACCATATATGTTTCACCATCAATTTCAATCTTATTTGATGGTTCAAATTCTTTTATTGGTGTGAGCAAGAATGACAGCTTCTCAAGTATCATATCAAGGAATTCACTTGGAAGTGCCATTATATAATCTTTATCTTTATCGATGAAGATATGAAGCACATCCATTAGGTTGAAACGAGAATCACCACTGATGGTGTCATAATACTCTTCAATCTTTTGATATGTCTCCAATGTAACTTCATCCCAAGATACTGGAACATGAATTTCACCAAAATCTATTATATTTTTCTCATCTGCCATATTATGCGAACAGTTTTATATTACTTCTTACGAAATTATCTTTATTAATTGGTTTATATTGGAAATCCTGCTTGCATTGAAGTGCAATTCCAAGACTTGTAACAGTATCATCATGAAATCCATCCCTTGCAGCATATGTAATATTTCCACCTTTTGTCAGTTTAAAGGTAAAAGTTGATAGTTCTGAGTATAATAGCTTATTATCCTCTTCGAAATGAATCTCATTATTTGCGATATCAACTGCCAACATGCTAATATACTGCTTCTTGCTATCGTTTGTGGTTGTGAACTCATAGAAATTGGACTTTCTTACCAGTTTTTTCTTGATTTCATTAGCCATGACAGAACCAATGGAGTTATTTTCAATGTATGTTGCCACTGGATTCTCCCTATTGATAATCTTAGCAATCTTTTCATACTTCACATCCAATTCGCCATCAATTTTATACTGTTTCACCACATTATCTTGGTTTACAACAGTTACAATTGTGTTATCTTCTCCAACACTACTAGGGTCAATTCCAGCCCAACATCTGCCTCCATTATATTTCCCATCAAAACAGGTCTCAAAGTTTGGAAATACTGTCAATGCATTGTCAAGAAATTGTACTTCAAACTCTTGTTGAAAGGCTAATGGTGGATATCCTCGCTTTAATTCATCAATTTCCTCTTTGGTTATCAAGTCATCGTCATATATCGTTGCTGTAAGTTGGTAATATCCCTTCTCACCATTGTATGCTTTCAGGTACAAATCATGAAACATTCCTTGTCTACCGTTTGGTGTTGATATAACCAATACTTTTGGCTTCCTAGCTTTAATGATAGGGTATATGACGTTGTAGTAAGGGTCTTCTCCAGAAGCAAGCTGTATTGGAAAGAATGCAGCCTCATCCATTACAAGGATACCAGATACGGTGTTACCTCTGATAGATGTTGGTGATTCCATTGAGAAGAACTTCAATGTTGAACCATAGATTGAATCTATCTTAAGGTCTGATGCATTTGCTTTTGCAATGAGTCCAGTTGGTTCAAGAAGTTGTGTTAATTCTGCAAACACCTTCTTACCTTGTGCATAAGAAGGTGAAATATAAGCATTAAATGTCTTTGGTTTGCAGAGATACTCAATCATCATAATCTCTGCGAATATCGTTTTTCCACACTGTCGAGACCAGCGAGCAACAAGAAACCTACATTCATCTTTATGGATAATATCATAGGCTTCTTGCTGTTTTCTCGTTAAATTAATATCAAAATTAATTGTCATTTGTCTCTTCTTCCTTATTGAAACCAAAATTGATGGTAACACCCTCCTTATTTGCATTGACTTGGATGTTGTTCTGTGGTTGTCCAACACCAGTGAGCTTCATAATCTTATCAATTGCAATGAGGGCATTATATCTATCATTATTCTGCACTGCATCAGCATAAACTGATATAAGCTTATTATATAGGTCTTCCCTCAGAACTTTTGCTTGAGCTTCAAAATCATAGTGCATACGCTCTCTAGCTGCTGCGATATACTCTTGAGCTGTCCTGATACCAAGAGGCTTCTTTTGACCTTCATATAGACCTTTGGTAAGCTTCTCAAGGACATCAGAGTTTGTATATCCATTGGCTATATCAACGTATATATCGCTAATGATTTCATCTACTTGAAGCCATTTCACATATGAGCAATTACTACCATCGTCTAATTTAGCTTTTTTTCGTTCCTGAAAAGTTGGAAGACTGTGGCTCTTTGCAAAGTTACTCATCCTTCTTCTTTCTAGCTTCTCTTGCCTTAGCCATCTTAGCTTTATTTTCTTCAGCTTTCTTCTCTGCTGCTTGTTTCTCCAGTGCTCTAGCATGAGCTAGTGCTCCTTCAAGTTCTGTAATGCGCTGACGTATACAACTGCCACAAGATGTTGGATTTACCCTTTTGTTCAAAAGCCTGTTATAGTCATCAGTTACTTGTTTGCCATCAGCATAGAAGCCTTTATTCTTTAATTCGATGTATTTTTCTACTCTTTCAACATCAGCTTCAGTCCAGTTAATTCCATTTACAATCATTTGTCTTTAAATTTTTACTGTATGAGTTTTCTGATGATACCACATTGCGATTCCGTTGAGAATCGCTAATACAATACCACCAATCATTAGATAATACCAGTCAAAGGATAAACCAAGAACTGTATATACGCCTATAAGTGACCATGTTGAAAGGCACTTATCACAATTCCAAGGTCTAAAGTTCAACCATCTTGGCATTCCAATTTCTTCTGTTGCGACATAAGCACAATACTTTACAACAAAGAATGCCATCATCATCAAAACAAATTGTATAAAAATCATTTCACTCATTTTCTAATAAACATATCAAGTTAGAGCAAATCGCCATATAATGCATAAAATGCTTCCTTTATCTGGGCTTTCGTTACATTTTCTTTCAGCCACTCTTTAACTTCCAAGACTTTCTGTCTGCATCCTTTTAGATTCGTCTTTTGAGTTAGTTGTGAATATGTCATACCACACAAGTGCTTTAACTTGAAGAGATAAAAGTGTTCTTGGTCGAAAGCTTCTTCAACTTTTGTCATCAAGTACAGTGTTGTAAAATCTTTCCATAAGTCTGATTTGAGTTTTTCTGTTGATGATGTGTGATAGGAATTATACCAGCTCTCATAAGCTTCTGACACTTTTTCTGTAGTATAGTTCAAATCTCTCTTTAAGTTTCGAGCATATTGCTTTTCCCTCTTTAAATTGGTTTTGAACGATATGAAGAAATAGTTCTCAATACCTTGTGGTGATGTGTCTTTTAGTTTTCCGTTTTTTGTGATAGTATCGTTGCATTTGAGGATTGTATCTTGAAAAATGTCTTCATCCCATTCATATTGTTTTTCCTTGCAGAACTGGCGATACTTGAAGTATAAGTCTTTGTAATTGTTAGAGATGTAGTTCAAAAATAATGTATGGTCTTCCATTGTCATTTCATACCATTTAATTTTTCTGTTATTTTACAAAGTTGGTAGATGACGAATGTGAACCCCAGTAAAATGATAAATGTGTTCATATGTGTCTTTTACAATAAATATCGTCAATCTTTGAAAAGTGTGTGTTTTCTTAAAAAATAATTTTATATGCGAGCATAATGAGAGCATTATACTTCAATATATCCAAAGAATGTAGTGTTTGTCTAGGTTTCAAATATAATCAGGGCGTCCACGTGATGTGGATGCCCCTCCACTTCTTTCATATATAAAATATAATGGTTTCCCCACTGAAAATCAATTGATTATGCTTATTTAACACAAAATGTTTGCTAGATTAAAATGAGTGCATTATCTTTGCAAATGAGTTTTAAATGAGACAAAATAAGAGACGCTTATGGCAAAGGTAAACAGTGCAACAGTAAGGTTGGTTTTGAAGAAGAATCGAAAGATGAAGAATGGTTCAGCACCAGTGGATGTGGCTAAGTTAAGGGTTGAAGACTGTTCAAGGGTTTCAATTAGTGGTGAGGATTATTGGAAGATTGAATTCAAGAGGAAGAAGACATCAAGGAATGTTTCAATTCGTTTGAAGAGAGATATTATGACGGTAATTTGTCTAGAGCACATGCTAGGTTTTGCACATGGTTATGTGTATCCAATACTAAAGGAAGGAATAACTGATAAACAGTTGTTGAAGATGTCTGCAAAATGGTCTCAGAAAGCCATAGGATGGGTCAAGGAGGCTTTTATGAGTATCAATGAGGATATCGCAAAGGACAATGCTGTAAAGGGCTGTAATGAGCCTACAGTGGATTTGAACAGATTGGTGTTTTATACAGCTCGTCATAGCTTTGCAATGCATTACTTGAATTCTAGCGGTTCTACAGTGAATGGATTGGCAAGTTTGATGGCAAGGTCTCCAGAGACCATTAGCACATACATTCACCAGTTAACGAATGATGAAGAGATTGCTTCAATGACCCAAGTAATGCCAATATAAAAGGGAGTACCTTTGTGTGGTACTCCCCAATGTTAATAAAATAAACTATTAAAACAACTATGAAAGAATTTATATAAACATACACTAAAACCCCTTTTGAATTAATCTGAATTTGTCACCTCACTTTTTTACATATTTTCCTTCGTTGTTCATTACGTAGTGTTTTGCTGCTTTTGTATTGAAATACACTTTGTACTGGTTTTCCCATGTTTTATAGAGTTTTGAATATGCCCTCTCTATTTTCACATATTTCATATTTGGAGGTATTGTTAGCAAGTTCCATACAAATGCATCATTTCCATTATTCAAGAAATTGACATACAGTGGAACTCTTTTGTATGTAACCCATTCATCAAGAAGTGAGTAAGCCTTATGTGTCTCACACATCATTGATGGATATATATCATCTCTGGATTTAATCTCGATGTTTATTGTTCTTCCATCTGTTGTCATTCCACTTGCGTCAATTGGGTCTTTGTTTGTATTTTCTATTCTTCTTTCCAAATCATTGAGGTGAAATATATCCTCATTGAGCTTTTGTAGAAGCTTAAAGTCATATGCTTCTTGTTTATTCACATCAAAATTACTCATAGGCTTTAGAATGGCAACGGCTCATTTATTTTATCCTTTGGAATATTGAATCCAATCACATCAGCATCACCAATAAGTGCTGTATTTCCTTCAATATGCATGCTTCTTGGTTTATTAAGGTCATACACCTCATATCCTTTTTGTGTTACGGCTACTATGATGTAGTGCTTATGTCTTCCCTTACCATTTTCCCTTGTCAATATACTTATTGGTATTCTTACATAAAGGTGTTCCAAGTCTTCTTGTTTCTTGAAGATGTAATAATGTGCTTTTGTTCTGTCTTCTCTTGTGACAGATACTGTGATAGCTTCTGCGCTATCTAATGTTGGATTGTCCCTTACAATCCTTTCAATAATTTCATCCATAAATCTTATGGTTTTTTAAATACTTATTTATATGAAAGTGGGGTTTGCCCACTGATGTTTCTTATAAAGATTGTTAACATTGCCTTTTGTGTGTTTATTTTCCAAAAAAAATGAAGGACTCAGCACCATCTTCACAGACATCTGAGTCCAGAAATAATATTTACTAAAAAAATAACTAAAGATAAATAAATATGAAAAAAAAAATCTTAAAAAAGAATATTACATTTAAATCTCGTTTATCAATGTATCAATGAAGCGTTTCTCCAAGATTGCTTGCTTCTTTGGTATTGTCAGGAAATGGAACTTGAGCTTGGAATAGATGTACTGCTTCAACTGAGCTTTCTTTCCTTCTCTGCTTCGTTCGAAGAAGAACAATTCTCTGGTCTTGCAATCAACTTCAAACTCTTGGTTCTCGATGAATTCCTTGCATTGGTTATTAAACCTGACCCTTTGCTTTGTTTCTTCCTTCTTTTCTCCAGCTATTGGAAGGTTTGCCATTTCTTCTTTTGTTAATTCTCTATTGGAGAAGTGATAACCATCCTTTGTTGATACTGCATCACCTCTTGTAATTCTT